CACCATGAAAAAGTATGAGTCATGGTCTAACCCTTTCTGATCTTAAATGAAGCGATTAACTCACTCTAATCGCTTCATCATTCATCCTTCTACCTAACATCATGAACACACTTACTCAATCCAAAACAGAATACCTCACTGAATGTTTGCTTGAGGTTGTGAATAATCAATGGAAAGTTAATGCAACCGAGTCTGGACGTAGTTCATATTCTAAGTTAGAATATAGTATAGGCAAGAAATATATCAAACTGAATCAATTCAGGGTTTATGCTGATGGTAGTTTTTCAAACAATGGTGTGTTTATGTTCATCGACAAAGAGTCTGGTGCATGTTACAAACCAGCATCATTTAAGGCACCTGCGAAAGGCATTCGATTCCAGATTGAGCAGTTAGTTGATCAACCTGAAGTTGTAGATCCTTACGGTTCATTCCTTTATGTACGATGAAGATTGACACCGCTGGTAGAATCATAGGATCATTTCTTGTGGTCACTGCATATTTCATCATTCTCCATGTAAATCTATCATTGGGAGTGATTATGCAGTTCATCGGTGATGCTATCTCAGTTCCATTCTTCATCAGAACAAAATCGTGGGACGTGGTAATTATGCTTGCGTTTCTATTAATCATCTCATCCACTAAATTACTCCCATCATTATGAAGTACGAAGTTAAGTTGTATGTTGGTGGCAAAGTATTCACCGAAGAAGTACAAGCAGCAAACTATCAGGATGCAAAAGAAACAGCAACAGCACGTAATCCTAAAGCAAAAGTAATAGGAGTCAATCCTATCGTGTGACAGTTGATGTAGTGGCACACAGATGCCCCACAGGGCACCAAAACCGTGTATATTAAGAGAGTCAAAGGAACAAACCCAATGCAAGTCACCAACTCTGTCTGTATCGTTGATTACTTCCCTGAGGCATTTATTGCTGAGGCAGATGAACTTAAAGGCATGAAAGTTGTTGTCAAAAGTTTCATTCGTCGCGTTACTTTCCGTGTTAATGGTATGAAATCATACAGCACGATTCTTGCTATTGAAGCAAAGTATGATTGGCATTCACGCATTGCTAACGGTTCTGAGGTAACTGGTTATAATACAGACAAAATGCCTCGCGAAGAATATTCACCGATGGCATGTGTGGGTTGATTAGTTTCATCCAGTGAAGCGATTAAGTTACTCTAATCGCTTCATCATTAGGAGTTAATTAATGTCACTCATCAAAACTTATCTTCACACTCTTCAAATGAACAATCAACTTGAAATGCTATCACAAAGAGAACAACTAATGGAGGACATTGAGAGTATTGTTGATGAATGTTTCACTGCAATGTGTGGTGATGATTATGATGGTGAAGAAAAAGATACATTAACCCGTTTCTTATGTGATGCAGTCTGCAAAAACTTCCCCACTAACTAACATCATGCTCAAAACACAACTACTCAAAGTCGTCGGTGAAACTGCAAACAGCGTTGATACTAAAATGACACGATTGGAAAAGTTTGAAGTATTCTGTCGCGTGTGTGATGGGTTACTCAAAGATGGTAGAATCAGTGCTGCTAAACATCAATCTTGGACCAACGTATTTTGATAACTATGAAAATCACCCAGTTTCTCCTAAGTGGCATTATTGCCTTTGTCACTATCACTTGCTATCTGATATTCTTAGCAGAACGTGATACTAAGATGATGAATTATTATGATTCAACAATTCAACAAAGTAAAGAGAATTAAACCAGTTTCCAACTGGCACAAGCAACCTTTAGATTCTCTTTCGTAGTTTTGTATCACTATGAACTACCGGATTCCTTCAAATCTGCCATACTAACAGCATGAGAAACGAAACACCTAGCAACAATCCATACGTAAACAACCTCGTCGCTATGGGTTATGATCGTCAAGACTGCGAGATGGTCGCAGCAGCAGGTCAGGAGAAGACCTTCCCTTGTGTGATCCACGGTCGCACCTTTGACACGAAAGAGCAATACGATGAGGAACTCGCAGAGTACATTGCTGGACTCTAAAAAAACCAATTCTCAAAGCGGCACAACCCCGCTTGCAATTCCCCCTCAAACCTGCAATAATACAATCATGAACAAAACAACTGCCGATCTTCGCTCTATCTCCGAATTCTTCACTGATGCTGAATGGGATGCAATTAGCAGCGCAATGAATGACTATGCTGATTATGGCGATTCTGAATCTGAGATCGCCAATGATATTCAAAGCAAAATCTTTCACCTGTTTGCTGCAACAAAATAAAATATGAACACTAAAGAACAACTCAATTCTCTCACTATTCACAAAACTATGAATACAATCGAAATCAACAAGTCTATCATGGAGTTGAACTACCGAAAGCAAAAACTTCAGAACGAAGTTGATGATATTCAATCACAGATTAATTTCCTTGCATCACTTCGCGAATCACAAAGAATGACTGAAGAAGATCGAATTTACAAACTATCAGGACAATCATTATTCGATCAAATGTTTGGAGTTAAATGAGAATTGTTCTAATCTCAGTGTTTATTCTTCTAGGTGCTAATCTCATGATTGAGATGTTAGATAGTAACATGACACAGATTATTCAAGATCGTAACGAATCAATCCAACGTTCTATCAACTCTCTTTAGTTCTCTTATGTTATTCACCTTCGATCAATCTCCTTTTCTTAGTATCACTTCAAAGGTCTTTGAGTTCTTTAACGAGCGTTACGAGATTGCGAGCGACGTTGAAATTTATCATACTGATCTAAGTGATGAGAATGCCGTAGGATTTACTGAAGTGAATGGAAAGGAGCAATTTATACAGATTCACAATGATCTGAATGAGGACGATTATATCACTACTTTACTTCATGAGTTGGTTCATGTAATACAGAATGAGCAAGGGATTAGGTCTGATAATGTAAGAGAAGATCAAGCATATCATATGGAGAAGGTGTTATTCAAGAACTATTGTGCCAGTCTGCAAGGTGTCCACTATTCTCCCACAGACCCCCGAAATCGTGTATTATAAGAGAGTCAAAGGAACACCACCTCACACACCTTCACAACTCACAAATCATGCGTAAGATCGAAACTCAAATGATTGCTGCTATTCACAACAATCAGAACTGGTCTAATGCTAATACAACAGTTCACTTTAATGAAGAAACAGGAACCTCAATCGTTCGTCTTCATGGTAACAAGATTGCAGAAGTGACTGATGATACGATGATTATCTTTGATGGTGGTTGGCAAACAACAACAACAAAGTCTAGACTCAATGCACTTTGTACTGAGTTTTGTGTGACTGGAGAAGGAGTATTTCAGAAGAACTATCAATGGTATGTAAGACTCTTTGTAGGAGCAATCAATGGAAAGAATGTATATAAGAACGAAACATTTACTAACGGATATATCTTCGCATAATCACTAATTAACAAACTAGGCTGCACAGTATTAAGCATAAGACCTAGTATTACAACAGTCCTGGTGATGACTTAAAACCCACCGATAACACACACTAACTCACACTCTCAAATGTCTAATTCTGATCTCTTCCTTGCTCTTGAATCTGCACAGAATGGTAATGATATTCTTCTCATCCTTGAAGCAATTGAGGCACTCTATTGATTAGATAGACCATACAACTGAATATTACATAGAGAGGGTCATTCCTCTCTTTTTTGTATCATTTAATACCTTTATTCATTAAAAAACGTTTTTAAATGGTATTATAAATATGTCTTGCTATTTTATACTGTTATTGAGAATGTTCTCAGGATAGTATCCATCACTATCTTATAGAGGGTTATTGATGACATATAGAGATGATTTAAATGTCTCTGGGTCTTGTGATCTAAGCGAGCACTCTAACACGAACGCGCACAAAAGTCAACAGGGCGCTGATAACAATTCCCACACAGAACATCGCAAAAATATCAATATTTCTTATAAATACTGATTGGAAGATTGACAATATCCCTCAGACATACTATACTTGTTAAGTCATCACCACCGGACACCAATCATGTCAGTCGCCATCAGTCAGGTACAGAAGCAACGTTATCGCATCACGTTGGATTTAGAGGTAATGGAAGACTTTGACCCACATCAAATTGACTGGGAGAACCTCTTTGAACTGGAGGGAAATGAGAAGGTGATTGATAGCTACGTAGAGGACCTGAGTAATCCTGTCAGGTGGTAGTCTGGTAGGGTAAGCAAAGAGATTAAGAGATTCTGCAGACCGGTCAAAAGGGGTTGACGGGGGAGGGGAGTTCGTGTATTGTAAGAGAGTCAAAGGAACCGAACCACATGACCCCCATCACCGTCACTGCAGAGACCCGCCGCATCTCAGGAATCATGGAAGATGCCTGTGAAAAACTGATGGAATACTCAGAGTTCCTCCGTTCTAAGAATAAGGTTTCGGGCGTACTTGACGAGTTCCAAGCAACGCAAGTTATTTGTGATTCGATGTCTGGGGATATGACTTTCGAAGATCTAGATGCTATGGACGAACCAGATATCTTCTATATGTGCCTTGATGAACTCCGAGCACTATCTAACAACTAACACACAGTCC